CGCAAAAGGTATACTTGCTTCAACTATGAAGGAAGAACTAAACGAAGTGCTTAAAGAATCTATGGAAGAAGAGGTAGTTGAGGGTAACGAAACTCCTATTACAGAAGACGAACATGATATGCCGGTCTCGGAACAATTTGATGACGAGGAAGGAAATGACGACGAAGCTTCGATAAACGACGAACCAGCGGATGACGAGGATCCTGATCAAATGGATGCCGAATTAGACGATGAAGGTGACGACGAATCTGACGAACTATCATTAGATGGTGACGATGATTTAGAATTACCCGCAGCGGATGATGAGGAAGATGATGAGGACGTACTCGACATGACCAACGCTTCTGACGAAGAAGTCTTAGCAGTTTTCAAGAAAATGGGAGACGAAGACGGAATCGTTGTGAAGAGAGATGGTAATAACGTTGAACTCGAAGACGGAGACGAAGAGTACATCATCAAATTAGATGACGAAGAGAGTGAAGTCGCTGAAGGACACGACGAAGAAGCACACGAAGGTGGCTACGACGAAGAAGTATCTGAAGAAGAGGATTGCCAAGAATGTGGTGACTCTATGGAAGAAGAAGTGTCTGAAGAAGATGACGACTCAATCTATGAAATCGAATTAGAAGATGTGTCTGAAGAAGTCGACGAAGAAGTGTCTGAAGAAGTATCTGAGGATATGGAAGAAGAAGTATCTGAGGATATGGAAGAAGAAGTATCTGAAGAAGTCTCTGAAGAGGACGATTCTCATGAAGAGGAAGTTGATGAAGCGGCAAGAACTAAATCAAACGTACACGGTGACAAAGGTGGTATGGACAGAGCCGGTATTAAGTCTAAGACTAAGTACAAGGCAGGTGCAATTAACGAAGAGGTTGAAACTTTAAAGAAACAAAACGCAGAATACAAGAAAGCGTTAGTTCTATTTAAAGAGAAACTAAACGAAGTTGCAGTGTTCAACGCTAACTTGGCATACGCTACGAGATTGTTCACCGAACATTCTACTACTCGTCAAGAGAAATTAAACATTTTACAAAGATTTGACTCTGTCACATCTTTAACTGAATCTAAATCAACCTATAAAACAATCGCGGGTGAGTTAGGATCTAAGAAAAATGTTACTGAAGCGGTCGTTAATAAGATCGCATCAACCCCGACAACATCTTCATCTCAAGAAGTACTTTCAGAAGCCAAAGCGTATGAGAGTCCTCAATTCAAGAGAATGAAGGATTTGATGTCAAAATTAAAATAATAAAAATAAACAACTAAAAAACTCAAATTTAAAATGGGAGCATTATTAGAAAGTGGTATGGTTGGTAACATTGGGTTAAAACACCTAAGAGTTATCAAAGAAGATACCATCAAAAAGTGGGATGACTTAGGGTTCTTAGAAGGACTTAATGGTCACCAAAAAGACAATATCGCACAATTGTATGAGAACCAAGCTTCATACTTGATTAACGAAGCTGCAGTTTCAGATTCATCAGGATCTTTCGAAACAGTAGTATTCCCAATCATTAGAAGAGTATTCTCTAAATTGTTAGCGAATGATATCGTATCTGTACAAGCAATGAACTTACCAATTGGTAAACTATTCTACTTTGTACCTAAAATTCAAGATAGAACAAACGGAGATCATTCAGAACCATTTGGTTCTCCAAGTGCAAGTTCTCCTTCAAGTGCAAACTATGGTGCAGGTGGTACAAACCTTTACGATAGATTCTATGAAGAAAGTGATGACGCAGGTGAAGGTCTATATGACTACTCTAAAGGTAACTTTACTGAACAATCATTAACAGGTGTTGCAATAGTAACATTTGCTGATGGTGCTGCAACTGATGCGGCGACTATCGCTGCAGGTGATCATTCATCTCTTATCGTAAAAGTTAGTGGATTCACTAACTCAGGTTCAGGTAAAATTGTTGGACCTAACGGTAACGAAATGGACACTGAAGAGTTCTTAGCGTCTTTAGAGATCAAACACGCAGACATTAACGGTGGGGCTAAATTACCATTTAACGTTGTAACTCAGAAGTACGGTTCAGGTATCGTAGAATACGGTACAAGAAGTGCTGGTGTTACAGGTAATTATCCTAACATTGTAGATAAGGATGGTATCATGTACCTAAATGTAGATGTTGAGTCTTACGGAGCAACAGGTTATACAAAATTCACTGCAGCAGGTACTGAAACGGCAGCTGATTTCGATCTAACTTACAGACAATACGCATCTTTAGAATTCGAAGATGAGATCGGTGAAGTTACTTTTGACTTAGAGTCAGTAACAGTATCGGTAACTGAAAGAAAACTAAGAGCGAGCTGGTCTCCTGAATTGGCTCAGGATGTATCTGCATTCCACAACATTGACGCTGAGGCTGAGTTAACAGCATTGTTATCTGAGCAAATCGCAGCTGAGGTTGATAGAGAAATCTTAAGAGACTTAAGAAAAGGTGCAGCTTGGAACTTAAAGTGGGACTACAATGAGTGGAAATACGGTGGAGCGAACAACGCAACACTACAAGGTTACACTCAAAAGGATTGGAACCAAACGTTAATTACTAAAATTAACCAATTATCGGCTCAAATCCATAAAACTACACTAAGAGGTGGTGCCAATTGGATCGTTGTTTCTTCTGAAGTTTCAGCAGTATTCGATGACCTTGAGTACTTCCACGTATCTAACGCAGGTGCAGAACAAGATCAGTACAACATGGGTATTGAGAAAGTTGGTACTTTAGCGGGAAGATATCAAGTGTATAGAGATCCTTACTTCCCTGCAGGTAAGATCTTAGTAGGACACAAAGGTAAGTCATTATTGGACGCTGGTTACATTTACGCACCATACGTACCATTACAACTTACTCCTACTATGTATAACCCATTCAACTTTACACCGATCAAAGGTATCATGACGAGATACGCTAAGAAGATGGTCAACAACAGATACTTTGGTGTAATTAACGTAGCGGGTCTACAAACATTCAACTTAGATACTTTAAGATAATATTTCTTAAAATTTCTATTATAACACTAAAGGGGGTCGATTCGATCCCCTTTTTTTATTCCCATATTTTACGTATATTTTAATATGGAGTGGAAAGAATATTTTATCAGTATTGCGGAACAAGTAAAAGAGAAGTCTAAAGACATTAATACACAAATAGGTGCGGTCATTGTGGGTGAAGATAAAGAGATACTCACAACAGGGTATAACTCGTTCCCAAGAGGTTTAAATGACTCTTTAAATGAGAGACAGGAAAGACCTGAGAAATATTTTTGGTTTGAGCATGCTGAAAGGAACGCAATATATAACGCCGCACGTATAGGTGTCTCACTTAAGAGATCCACAGTTTATTTAACTTCGGGGTTACCGTGTATGGATTGTGCCCGTGGTCTTATACAGGCGGGTGTGAAGAAAGTAGTATGTAAAGAAAATTGCACCACCAAGAATAAAGAAAAATGGGTAGAACAACAGGAAAGGTCTTTACTTATGTTTTCTGAGTGTGGGGTAGAAGTCGAGTTTTATTAAGTTTTCTAACTTTAACTTTTAATTCCCCACTGCCTTTAATAATTCTATGGTATTCACCCTCGGGGATATTAATCACCATACCTTCGTGTATATCGATAGGTAATTGATTATCCATTTGAAATTTCCAATCGGTATTATGTAAGAAAGTGATTTCTCTATCCTCATTATCAAAATGCCACTTAAGGTCAGTTTCTTTGGTATCGGATGGGAAAGTACGAATACTATAGGTTGATGAAAGGACTTCTCTGAAGGGTAACTTCTCTTCCATCTTATTTTCGTTTTTCTCTATTATAATCTTTTAACATCTGATTGACGTTATCAAATGTTTCTCTGTCGTTTAAATATAAACCTCGTAATAGTATATTATCTACCAAACATATACCTCTACCGTTCTCCCACTCGTCGAAGTCTATACCGATGTCATCTTCTTGATGTGATATAGTTGCGTGCATTAACAGACTATCAACGGTCATTTCTGCATTATCCTTATCAATTTCATCATACGTATAGGGACCATCCTCATCATAATCCGAATAAGAGTATGTGTCGGCCTGATAAAGATCATAGTCCACACCATCTGTATGGGAGAGATAATATTTTTTCGTTTCGATGTGTTGTGTAATAAATAACCCCGTCTCACGATCATACTTAATAAGTGAGAACTCAATTTCTATATCATTGTATTCAGGATCAATGAAACTTTCGCCCGATGGGTCGGGATAATCAGCAGGATCGTTCCATTCTCTAAGAATGTCTAAAAACTTTAAGGACATATTACCAAGGATTTGAAGATTTAATACCTAATGCCTTTCTATAACGAGAAATATTACAACTCCAATATCCCGCTTTAGTACGGTCTTTTTTATCCTTACAGTTGTGTCTCGCCCTAAATGATTTTGCAGCGGATTTATTATTATTTCTAACCCTTAAATTAGGATCACCAAATGTTACCTTCTTGATGTTACCTGTTTTAGGGTTCTTTACGTATACTGCGAATTTCTTTGGTCCACCGGGTGTCCTAAATGGTTTATTTAGTTTAACGTTTCTACCACGATACTTTGCTTCAACTAAATATTCTTCTTCGTTCTCAACAAATGGGATATCTAAATAAACTTCTTCACCCTCATAAACACCTGTTTTACCTAAATCAGTTTGAATTAACTGTAGATCTACTCCGGTGACTTCTAAGACGTTTTCTTCATGTAACTGACGTACTTCATTATAAAGTTCAAAGAACTCCTTAGAATAGATCCTATATACGTTCTCTACGATGGGTAATTTATTCTCTAAATGATAATTTAATCCCTCACTTAAAGAAACCTTAGATTCATTTATTGTTTTTAAAGTTGGGTAATTTAAATCTAATGATTTAACACCTATGTTATTAAACACTAATGAAATAATTTTATTTTCATCAATACTTGTGTAGGTTGGGGTATTTCCTTTACCTTTTTTGTTACTTTTTCTTTCCGCACGTCTTTTTTGACGAGTCATTTTTCTTTTCTCTTTCTTAGTATAAGACGATGTTGTTTTTGGTGTGTCCTTAGAAACCTTTTTTGATGGTCTACATTTTGGATAACCTTTTCTTGAACTGTCTCCATCCGCATCTTTACGTCCACATGGTGGATGTTTACCATCTATTTTACGAGAAACATCAACCCATTTCTCTTTAAACCAACGACCAAGATCTTCTTGAAGAACCTCACCATTAGAAAGACACTCCTCCATATATTTCTTATCCTCTTCGTTGATGTATATTTTCATTACTTCTTCTTCTTTTTACAGTAAGAACCTGAACATCTTTTCTTACCATCTAACCCTTTGATTTTACCTTTACATACCTGTACCGCATAACCATTTGCATATGCTGAGGGGTAAACGTCGAATTTAGATTTGGCTGCGGAGATACCTCTCGAACACAACTTATTTGATTTTTTCTTCCCTTCGTGTAACTCGTCTTTAGTTTCGTTCATCAAGAAATCCATTACTTGATCTACGTTTTCTTTTGCGACGGTAATATGATCATCGGCCCAATCATGACCGTTTTGAAGAATATCTTCAATAACCATAGGATCTAAATCTAAAAGGATTTGACACTGTCTTTGAATTTGTTTTAAATTACTGAAGAACATATAGTTTTCAGTTCTTTCTTCTTGTAGATTCTTTAAATGTTTTTTAATAACGTCTTTTAGTTCCATATCAATAAATAGTCTATTTCTCTGAGACAATTTCAAATTTTATAACCTCAGGGTATGAGATCTCCTCATTATGTTTAACACCTTTTATCTCCACATAATATTCTCTTGGAATAAGGATTGATGTATCCAACATAAAACTATTCTCATTAGTAACATCTAAATAAGTCCAATCAAAGACATTAACATTGGTGTGACCCTCTTTTATGTATATTCTATAGAATACCTCATCAAAAAGTTCGTTTGTGGATTTTGAGATGGTTCTGAACATTACAGAAACCTTTCTCGTTTCTCCTGATTTTATCTTTTCGTTTTGTTTGATACCTGAATATTGAACAACGTATTTGTTCACTTCTTTTTGGTTTTCACCAATCGAAAACTTAGAGGAGTAGGGTTTAGGGACAAACTTTTGAGTGATGTCGGGGAATGAGTTATTCTCCACAGAAATCCCTTTCCACACATCGTAAAAGAATTTTTTACCATCACATATTAAACCATCAATACCAAAGGTTACTCTGTAGACACCTTTTCTGACTTTCTCAACGATAAGGTCGGTTAAACCTGTTATGGGTGTCTTAGTAGAATCAAGAATGTCTACCGTTGGTAGATTATCGAGATCAAAGAAATTGGTTTCTTTATTTACGTATAGGAATAGGTTTTGATCTGTTTTTTCAATGAAATTTTCTCTATCATCTACAATCCTATCATCAAAAACACTTTCAATGTATGGTTCAAAGAAGGTTTGAGTGTACTTAGTAAAAAACGCCACCGATTGATCTACTTCGGAAGTTAAATCTTCATATAGTGGGTCAAATGCAACCCCCAAACCGTAATTTGTTGTGTTTCCTGTGAGTATATCATTAACATAATCGGTGATGTCTACATCTAAATCCTCATCTCCATTATCGAAATTTTGTTCGGCAACTATCACAGGGTTATTTGAATATATCCCCTCCGCGGTCCATGAATTTAATGTTGTCCTCATAAACCAATTCGAAGGTCTTATATCAAATGTGTTGTTACCTGTCGTATAATCATATCCCGAATCTTCATAATCAAAACCAACACCTTCATCCCAATATTCGGGTACTTGAAATACAACCAATTTAAAAGACGTTGTTCTTTCCCTGCCAGACCCTCTTTTTGCCCCTAAGAAAGTCTCATCACCAAAAATGGTGTTCGTCATATGGAGGGTGTGTTTTGTGTCGGTGTCTAATACATAATCACCACTATCGATTTTTTCTTTTAGTGGGTCTAAATCAACTTTGAATATGAATTTGGAAAATCCTGAACCATAAAAAATCTCACATGTAGGGTTTTTAGAGGTATTCACCTTCATACCCTTTATAATGGTATTATTTTTCTCAAAATATGAACGATAGTATGACATCTTAACTTTGCTTTCTTATATAAATATCTCTTAGTTTATTCTAATCGATTTATTTAAGATATCATTTTCTAATGTCTTCCTTAACTCCACCAATTTGTCCCAATCGGGGTACCCATTCTTCACCATGGGTTTTGCAGGGTTATGTGCATGACCCGCAATAACTCTTGTTAAAATATCTAAGTATTCTAATAATGTTTCACCCCTTACGGTTGAATAGGTGTTTGGTTCTATTCGAGTTAAAAAGTCTTCTTGTGTGTATTCGTATTTATCCAATTTATTAAATGGAACTGACTTGGACCCTACCTCATTCGTGTCACTTGATATTAGATAAATTTTATCCGATGATAAAGTACCAAAGGATTGTTCAAGTGACTGAGACTCCGTTTTAAGAACCTTTTCTTTCTTTTTAACGGTCTTAGGTTTGGGTTGTGGTTCGTTAATATTGAAAACCAAACCATGTCCACTTGTTGAACTATTAAAACACCCGGGTTTAATTTTAGATAAGAAGTCCTCATCTTTTAGTGTTAATACGGGTCTATAATAAAATGGTTGTAGTGTTAACTTTGGTAATCTTAAGTCGAATTTTCTAAGTCCTTCAGAATTTAATTCACAAATCGTATTTCTTACTGTGACATACGCCAATTCATATGAGGTGACTGTTTGTGAAAATGTGGGTGAGGTAGTGTCATTTTCAATATTCAACAACTTTATTTTATCCGAATATGCGGTTAGGTCTTGTGCTGTATTATTATTAAAAACTCTTGTGTTGAATGTATCCCCAAAAATCTTTTTAACTTCATATACATACCAATCTATCTTATAGTTTCGAGCATTGGGGTTAAGGTCCACATCATACTCAATAATGTATGAAAGTTTTTTACTTGGTATAGTGGTCTCCTCCACTTCAACCTCCACGTATTTTTGTTTGGTACCAAATTTCTTAAGTGTTAAAATGGATCTTTTTTCCGCCAATACAGGATAACTAAGGATCTCAGATCTTTCTTTATCAGATGCGTTTTCTTTAGATTGGAGTTTACCACCCCTAAGGGTTACCCCGTTTTCTGTAAATAGAACATCAGAACCATATTGACCATATATTGCGAAATCACTTAACTTTGATAATGCACCAATAGACTTCTTTTGGTTATAATCACCATTTGAACTGAAAATATCATTTGATTTCTTTACGTTACCACCATATGTGGTGTCTTCTACTTGTCTGGCATTTGTTTGACTATTATAATCATGAACCGTAGTATAGGGACCCGGAACATACTCTCTATTAATTAGTTTATTATCACTATCGTATGTTATGATTTTTACCGTCTGACCCTTTTGAGGAATAAAATTTAAGTTGTTTGGTAAGAATGGTAATGCAATGAATGGGTCGTTTTCGTCCCATGGTTCATAATTTTCAGATTTCTCTATAGGTCCTGTTGGGTCAGTAAGTTTTATACGTATCCTACCGAACCCTTTAGGGTCTATATTATCATCAACAATACCTAACTCAATAATACTACTCATTACCTAATTACTCTTTTACCTAATTCTTCGTTAATTTTTTTATATGCGTCCTCAACCGCATCTAAATGTTTAGTTAATTGTACAATAGCATCTTTAGTCTTCTCGAATTCGTCACTTAAAAATGATATACCTTCATTTAGATCTTTATTGGATTTAATCGATGGATCCTCTACAATTTCTATAATTTTATTTCTATCCATTAGAATGTTTTTCCTGCTATGTTTATGATTCCCGGTGGAATGACAATGGGACCTACAGGTGTTGGTATTGTGGTTAATTTATTACTTCCCTTAACGAACCCATTAGTATCATTTTCTTCGGTTATTCCGTCAATTAAACTCTTCGCAAATGTTAGATATTCATTTTGATCTCCGTAGATGGTACCCACATTTAAACCTTCAGATGCCAATCGTTCACTTGCCCCCATAAATGCCCTATCCGCACTATATCCCGGTAATAAATCGGCGAACCCTAAAATAAATCCCGGTATATTAATTACAGGACCACGAGCGTTCAGTGCACCATTAACCACATCGATTATTGTTTGGAATAATTCTAAACAACTTTTTATTCCTCTTGAGATAATTTTTCTAATAATCTTGATTAGTGCAAGTAATATTGTTCTATATCTCTTAAACCTGTTTAGTATAATTCTCATAGCGACTTCCGCAATAAATGATAATAAGTCCCTTTTAATCATTTTCCAAAACTCTTGTATGAATTTCCAAAAAACATCTTTAATGATGGTAAAGAATAATTTAGATAGTTTCTTAAGTAATTCTTTTACATCACCAATAAACCCTTTTAACTGTTTCCATGCAACAACCACGGGGAAAATGAACTTAGGACTAACCACCGAGGAAACCAATGCTTTAGGTACATTCAGAACAAATAGATTAATTATCTCTAATTGGATATTATCTATGTGTTGTTGATTATCACTTGAGATTGCGGCATTTCTTGCTGCTTTCTCAATGGTTGAGTTCACAAGACTTGCCAAATCTTGATTGTTTGATAGGTATACGAAATCTTCGAAGTTGGATTCCGATGAAGGTACTTCGAAGTTACCACAATCAACAAACTTTAAAACCTTTCTATATCTTGCATCTTCGTCATCAATGTCAATACCTTCAACATCATTGAAGTCGAAATACGATTCTACGTCTTGATCATTTTCATTGAATTGTTGTGATGTCGTCTGTATTAGTCCACTATCTTCAGTGGGTGATCCACATATCTTAAAAAGTTTGGAACATAATCTATTCAGATCATTTAATGCCTTATCAAAGACTTGGGGGTTATCACCATCACCTTGTAATGTCATTAACATTGCGGTTTTTGTGATATACTCTAAATTAGGTATCTCTACAGTATCGTAGTAATCATCAATCCAATCCGCAAATTTTATGTCTAACCCTCCTTGTTTTAAACCACTGATATCATATTCCTGATTTGTTGCATTCCATTGTAGATCGAATAGACTTTGCCCTGATTTACTACTAAACGTATAGTTAGTATCGAACGCACCATAGAACTCCCTATTCATTTTAACGTCACCCGTTGTTGAATTAGGGTTTTCATACATTATCTGACCTATTTTAGATGTGGGTTCGTTTTGTAGTACCTCGAGAAAGTCAAACTCCTTTGGGGAGATAGACATAGCGTCATTCGGAATAGGGGTGTCCACACCACAGATACTTGTTTCATCATCGACGAATAGTACCTTCTTAACTGCATCCATAACAATGTTCTTGGAATCTTCTACAGTTATTTTTGCGGAGTCTAATGCGTATTTCTTTATCTTATTACCTGATATAAGTTTATCATTAACTACAATGTCTTTGGACTTGTTGTTAAGGAACCCTGATGCAACATCGATAACAGAACCAAAGATGTCTGTTTTGTTGTCTTTTTTTCTTTTTAATTTACTTTTGAGTCCATCAACTTTGGATTGTAGTAATTTATCGACGTTGGTAACACCATCACCATATAAATCATATAAGTCATCGACGGCTAATTTTGGATTATCATTAATCTTTTTAATTACCTCGATCTTAGACTTAATTTCATTCCTAAGTTTTTTGACCTTGCTCATTACATTTTATATTTTTGGGAATCACTTCCCGAAGATGGTTCATCATCCTCTTTCATTAGTTTTTCTAATAAAAGTCTATCCTCTTCAGATAGTTCCATTTTACCACCCTGCTGTGTTTGTCCACCCCCTGTTTGTTTCAGTAGTGCACTTTGTAATTTTACGAGAGATATCTTCTTCTCCGTACAATCATTTAAGATCTTCTGCTGTTCTTTTATTACAGGTCCAATTACACTCATATCCTCCGCCTCTTTCATGAAACTCAACATCTTTTTAGTAATCATACTTGCAGTCTGTTTTTGTTCCACAATATCGTTGTAGATCTCTTGCATGAGAGCGAGTGCAGAATCTGTATCTAAAGACAATAAATTCTTTTTTCTTCTCATACCTATAAATAGATTGGTTTAATAATTTATGAAATCCAACTTAAGTACTTCATAGAGTTTCTTGTACTTCTTCATTGCTACTCTAATTTCCTTAGTTGTAAGGGATGTCATTTCTCGTAGAGAAAGTAATATTAAGTTCTTATTGAACTTATTACCTTCGCCGATTTGAAATATCTTTTCAAAATTGCTGAAAACCTCAATAAGGGCGTATCCTAATTTGCGTTCATTTTGATTAAGTTCTTCTTCGTCAACAAACTTTTCTAATTCAACGGTCAATTTGTTAACTACGTCCTTATAATCAATGATCTCCTCATCTATAATGTAGGAAAGGTCTGCCCTATCTTCTAATCTCGTGGAGATATCTTCATAGGAAACAGACCTATTCATTTCTTTTTGGTCTTTTTGTATGGTACCCATTAAGTAGTTTTTACAAATGGTACCAAAATATGAGTATGCCTTATAGTTTTTAGTAGTATCGAACTTACTAATCTTAGTCATTAAGAATGACATAGTATCAGTATGAATCTCTTCGAATTCGTAATCTTTCCTATAAAGTTTGTAACGGCGGATTATACTTTCCACCATTATTTTGAGAGGTTCTCTTAAATATTCATTGAATATCTTATTCTTTTCGTCTTCGTTTTCGGATTCTAAATATCGTACTACCGCTTGTTCTTGCTCCTCCCCAAAGTACATTTTTTGGGTTCGCTTTCTTGGCATTAACTTTCTACATATTCTACTTCTCGTTTATTTTTGAAGAAGAATTCTTTCTTCGCAGTTTCTAACCAAAACTTAGGTTCTTCGGTATTCAGTTTCAGTGAATCATCGTTTTTATACAACCAAAATAACGACCCTTCTCTAAAGTTTACGTGTCTATATCCGATTTGAGGTATAGTCGCAATCTTAACTCCATTATGTGTTAGTCTTAGTAAGAACTCATAACTAAAAGTGAGTTTGATATTATCCTTAAATGATCCATTTTCTTTTACCACTTCAGTTCTATAAATCCCACCACTTGTTTGGTAGTTTTGGTAGTCCAATAGAATCTCATTATCTAAAACACCTTGAGTTTCTGAGAACCCATAAGCCCATACTGATTCGTTGGTAAAGTTTAAGAATTTACCCTCAGAATTGATGTCCTTAACAACAGGTAGAAAGACATCAACATCTTCAAACATTGTTTTATATCCATTAAATGATGATAACCAATTAGGTGTGTATTCATCATCTATCTCAAATATTGAAAACCACTCTGTTCCGCATTCCTCAATACCTCTATTGATTTGTGAGCAGAAATCAGTTTCTCCTGTATTTTCTATAAGGGTAATTTCCAATTTATCGGATAACCCTTCTCCTTTTAAATTTCCTGTTACCTCTTTAGGTCCCACAATAGATAAGACCACATCATCATAGAACTGTTCTACCGATGTCACAGCCTTAGATAACATTTCTTTGTATTCACCCTCAAGGGTGTGAACAGGTAAAATAACTGTTATATTTTTCATTATACTTCTTCTTTTAATTTCTCAATAGTCTCCTCAATTGTCTTCATTCTTGAATTTTTCAAAGAATTAAAAATTGATGAAACATTTTTATCGATGATGTCATCTGAATATGGTAAAAGAGTTTCTTTCATCTTTTCTTTAACCTCATCTGTGATTGTTACTCCCTCTAACCACGATAAAACGTAAGTCCCAAGGAGATCTACGATCTTATTTATATCGTAAGACCAAATACCGTTTTCAGATAACCATTCAGGTTCTCTTGTTGGGATTTTACCGATCACGGGTATTTCACATTTCATGGATTCTAATGGGAACGTCCCAAACGTAGAATCGTCGTCCATCCAAACAGAACAGATACATTCACGTAATTGATCCGCAAATTCTTCATAAGTCATTTGAACCATATCCTTGAAGGTAATCCATCTTAATTGTGGATATTTCAAATAGAATTCAGAAATGACTCTCCTATGTTGTCCTCTATCCCTCGCACTAATTGCAATGAACGGTTTTGCGGGTGTCTCTGATGGTTTAAAAACATCACCTATCTTAGGTGGGTTAATAAAAATAAGTGATTCGGGGAATATTGACTTTATATATTCTTTAGAGGTTTCGGTTGTAGTAATGACTTTGTCAAAACCGTAATCACTCCATCTACTACCCACAGGCAAAGTCTCAAAAATATATTCCGCCTGTTGTACCAACATCACTTTAATACATCTAACGTTTGCAAGTTGTTCCAAAACATTAGAGTAATACTCAGGTACAACTAAAACGTCGTCAATATTCATTTGAACTTGATCTTCTTTGATGGTTACAATAGGGATGTCTTTGTATCTATCCCCTAACCAAGAAGTAATACCCACGTAATTTTTATCTTCAACTAAAATTTTGGCATCATAACCCTCATTTCGTAATGTTTGGACGGTATCGTAGATGTATTTAACCGCCGCTCTTGCGTTGTTTTTAGTATCGTATGTTAAGAAGTAGATTTTATTTTTATTATTCTCTAACCTACCATATGCCGATTCTAAAGACTCAATGTTTTGTTTTGTTTGATCACTCATCTGATTTAACTAAAATTCCATATTTTATTAGAGTGTTAAATGCGAAACCGAATGGTATTGACAACTCACTATTAAGTAACCCTAATCCATTATCGTCAGAGGTGTTTTCAGTAAACACTGTATCCATACATAATTTTATTGCGTCGTATTTAAACACATTTATTGTTTGGTCCAATTGTGATGGACTCTCGTCATTTTCTTTTTCCACTTCATTGACTACCAATTCACAAACTTCTGTAATCTTGTCAATGTTGATGTAATAATATTCTCCGAAGACTTCAACCATGTTCTATCTATTTCTGTTAATTTATGTATTTCTAAGGGATTTGTAAAGTGTTGGTTATAATCGGTATTAAACTTTATAACCTTCTTATTCTTAGGTGAATACTCAATCACTGCATTCGAATCTGTGATCCACAAATCACATTTCTTCCATAAGTTCGGAATTTCCGAAGAGGCGGTAAATTTTATGTTGTTACCCATGAACCCATTTTTAGATAAAAAGAATAGGGTTGATGGTTTTGCTTTACCTAATTCATCTAATCCGATTAAAGTGAAATTATGTTCTTTATTTTCATAAATGAATTTATTTAGTTCAAAGAACACGTTAGAATAACTTGGGTTTGCATGCCCAAATATCTCAACCGCATAGTCGATAAACGTAAAATTATCAAACTCATCTTTAGATTGAAACTTATAACTTTCAAGTAAGAAATTATTCTTTACGGGTTCGATTAGTCCATACTCAAAAGAATTCTCTTCCTCTGTTTTTTCTTCAGGTTCAGAATCTAAGTAATAGTCTTTATAGTGGTAATCAAACTTAGCAATCGTATTTCTTAAAACCCCATCAATACTTATGAATATTTCCATATTAAAATATAATATTTTTTTTATTATAAGTAAAGTTAATCGTACCTCTTTAAAATCTCACTGATTATTGGATTCCTTACAATATCACTGTTTGTGAATTCGTATACCCCAACATTCTTGAGATCACTTAACCTCACTTTAGCGTCATATAGACCACTCTTTGTTTTATCTTTAAACTTATCGGATTGTTCTAAGTCTCCTGATATGAAGAATTTAGAATTAAACCCGATTCGTGTTAGAAGTAATTTTAATTGTGCTGGTGTTGCATTCTGAGCTTCCTCAAATACGAGAATTGTGTTGTCAACATTCCAACCTCTCATGTAGGCAAGTGCTGCCACTTCGATGTAACCTTCATCTTTTAATTTTTCTCGACACTCCTTACCGATAATTTTATTTAAAAGATAGTATGAGGGAAAAATATATGGATCTAATTTTTCCTCTAAACCACCGGGTAGAGATCCTAACTTTTCTTCCGCTTCAACTGCAGGTCTAACAATAATAATCTTCTCGTATTTGTTATTGTCGTCATGGAGTAATTCGACCGCCCTTTTCATTGCAATATATGACTTACCCACACCCGCAGGACCAAAACATAATGTGATTTCGTTATCACCTAACACATCCCAATACTCCTTTTGAGAATCGGTTAAGAATTTCTCTCTTGGTTTCTTAAAAATCTCTCTTATTCTTTGTTTGTGTGTTAATCTTCTATCACTATTTCTTCTTTGGGCCATTTATTGTGTTGTATTATGTTAATTTCCTGTGGATCCAAATCCACCCTCACCTCTTGAGGATTCACTTAGATTGTCCACTTCTTGGAAGTTTATTTTAGGGTAGGGTAGGATCATAAATTGACATACTCTATCTCCAACTTCGTAAATAGTTGAATCATTAGATGCGTTTATATTAAACGTTGCCATAATTTCACCTCTATAACCACTATCAATAACCCCCACCGAGTTACTTAATGATAGTGTGGTTCTTCTTATTGAAGATCTTGGGAAAACCAACCCAACAAACCCATTGGGTATCTCGACAGATATCCCTGTTTTGTATGTGACTTGGTTTTTGTTTTCGTCCATTTCAAACGAAACACAGTGTAGGTCAACACAACCATCCCCCTCTTTAGAGTATTTCGGAATAATTGCGTCGGGATGTACCTTTTTAATTTTACAGTTAATAGAGTATTGTGAGTTGGTGGTACCGAATTGTTCTTGATTCACATGACTCGTCGCTTCGTGTGTTAATGATGCTAACGTACTTTCTATCTCACTAATGAATTCTTGATCAACTTCCCCGTCCTCGTCTTCACCTAAAATCCTCTCATAATTCTCTAATTTCTTAAGATATTCCTTTAGAGTTCTCTCATCCATTTTTTTGATCGAATATTGCTAACTCAAATCCTTGTTTAACGATTTGTGCTAATGGTGTTGAGTGATATTTTGACTGTAAATCATCATCACCCTTATCAGAGTTTAGAATTGTTTGGAACTCTTCTTCTGTTAATTCAACACCGTACTTAGAACAATAATATGAAGACCTTTCCCCCACTCTCATTGAAATAAGTTCGTCATTGAATTCATACATTTTACCTAATTTATTTCTATGCCATTCACTCTCGTTCGGTTTAAATAAAAAAACCTTACCTATTTGAGATAGAATGGTACATTTTAAGATACTCGAAACATCTTGTTGTAATCTCTCAGGTAAAATGTTGTTGACGTTGACTGCGTATTTTGACGCGACTAATATGTGTTCTACTAAACCACCCGGATATGCACCATACATGTCTAAGGATGTTGATGCGGGAGATGTAAAAAGGTCATCACCTAAAAACTCCCTAAGTTCGGGAGTAAAAACCCCATACTTGTCAGAGGTTTCTAATAACCTATTTTTGTTTTTTAATATTTGATCTTTATTCAACATAATTTATCCTTTATAATATTCAGGGGTGATCTTAGAATCGAGTACACATTCAATAGCCATCTTGGCAATTGAAATACTTTCACTTGACCTCATATCTTCTTTTCTATAATTGGCCAATACGAGTGTTGCTTCTTCAACGGACTCCGCTTCAACAACATACTTTACTTTTTGAATTCGTGGGTTACCTTGTCTGTCTAATTGTTCCATTTCGTAACCAACTGTAGCTAAATAATACATAATTTTAAATTTAATTGTTAATGATTGTTTTTAATAATTCTACTCTGTTTTTGGAAACATGTGATAACGAATAATCGTCTTTAACTGTTTCGTATAATCTATTACCTAAATCCTCAATAAGGTTAGGATTTTCCATTAGTCTTTTCATCTGTTGGAACCATTGTTTATGGTTCTTAGAACTTTTAACTAATAGGGCATTTCCCTTTTCATTAAACTTACCCATATCAAATGAATCAATCAAGTCTAAAGTGTAGGGAATTTCTGCAGTTGCAATTAATGCTTTCTTGTGGAATCCCGCTTCAATCACCTTAAGTTGTGATTTGTTTTTATTGAAATCAGATGATACAAGGGGCGCTAACGATACATCAAAGTAATTGTAGTTCGTTGCGTAACTTTTAATGTCTAACGTCCATCTTCTTACGTAGGGTTGGGATAGTTCGTCTCCATAGGGGTCTTTAGACCATAACCCAAGATAGTTTTTATACTCATCACTTAATGATTTATAATCATCAGTAAAGATGTTTTCGTACTTAAACCATGCGGTTTCTTCGGGCCTTATTGGTCGGGTGGTTAATTCTCCTGTTTTTTTATTCAGAAGTCTCATATTACCTCTTAGATCAAACCCACAAAGAACAAATTGAGTCCTACCTTTATATTGTCTATGAATTTGGGATATCCCACTCTTCATTAATTCAAGATCATGGTAATGAGACGACCCACCTAACCATCCGAACCTAACAAAATCAGATTCAATAGGGGAAGGTTTAAACTGTGATTCTGTTTCGTCTACCGCATTGGGGAAAACAAACACATCCTTAATACCTAACTCTTTTCTTATGGTATCCGCATAATGATCGGTTGTGGTGGTAATCACATCCGATAATTTCATCATCTCTACTCTTCGTCGAGAAAGACCATTTGATTTAAATGTTTCGTAGTTGGGGTGTCGATGATCAACTTTCCAATAATCATCTGTATCCATAATCACCTTAATACCATTAGTCTTTAACCACTTAATACGTTTGATATTACTTTCGTGTGATTCTTTGTGTATAAAAGAATGGAATACTACCGCATCATATCCCTTAAATGAAATGTCGTCGTCAGAGACACCATATGAAATATCCACATGCACTTCATCAGAGTGTTTATCACCAATAAAGAGGTATGGATCCATAATTCTAAATTTGCCGACACCATGTTGATCAGGTGAAATGGCAAGTACTCTTATCTTTGACATATATTCAAGCTATATATCAAAATATAAGAAAAAAAAGTGATGAAATCAATCCTTATTTGGCTTTATTTACACCCGTGATTTTACCTTTGAATATTGAATCGCCTACCTTAAGAACTAAGGTTTCATTTACCGACGCAGTTTTTGATGCGGTTAAAAGAAGTTCTAATTTACGATCTACAATTTCCTCTAAAGTATCTTTGATTGTCTCTCTAATTAGAGATTTTATATCTGAAGTAGATTCGTTGATTTGTTGTTTAGGTTGTGTTTGTTGAATAACAGGTTGTTTTTTACTTAGTCCCTCTCTCTCCATTAGTTTTTTTGCTCCTTCTACAAATGACATGTCAATACCATCACTTAAAGATATTTGATCCATAGTTGGTATTGGGTTATTAATCATTGCGTTTTTTATACTGTCAGGTAATTTAGAGTTTCTAATCTTATCCTCATTAACGACATTAGACGCGACATTTCTTTTTGAAACGTCTTTTGATGTTGGTTCCGAAGTTAGGTTTTCGGTGACTTGTGTTAATGCGGTTGGATCGATAGTCCCTGACTTATAATCACCACCATCTACTGCGGTCATGACTTTTTTAGCGTTAACTAATCTTGACATTAAATCGTCTGTTGATATGGGTCCTTGTTTTTCTGACATGTTTATAAATAGTCTTTTTAAAATATAAGATTTATATTTCTAATTATAAAGTAATTCTTTAATTCTTTTGATACTTTCGTTTAAACCGTCGTAGTTATTATCCTCGTTTTCATCCTCTTCATCATCTTCCACATCATCCGCGGTTGGTGGTTCCATGCTTGGTGTGTTTTCGGGTTCGGGTTGTGGTAATTCATCACTCTGAGGTTCAACAGACTGTTCAGGTTCCGATGTGTCAGTATCCGAAGTGTCGGTATCCCGAGGTTCGGGTTTTGGTTGTGTCGGTTCTTGTGATGTAGTATCTTGTGGTTGGGGTTCGGGTTTGGTTGACCAATCAGATGTGACATATGTGGTGATCATTGAGTTATCATCTCCTTCCTTATAACCGGGTCTTTTAACATCGAATGTTTCTTCATCAAAAATCTCTATTTGGGTCATTCGGGAAAGTAGGAAAGTCCTCCAATTGTTTTTTTCAAATCCTGTTTTAGATCTTGAGGGTGGTTGTACCCACGCCCTTACAATCATCTTACCTTTTTTGGATATCCCTAAAGCAACCATTTCCGCTTTAATCCTTCTACCCGCTTGTACTTCACCTCGTGGTCCATTATAGAAAAAACTAACGGGGTGCCTCTTCTTTATTGCATTGGCAATTGATCTTGGTCTACTCGCCAATTTAGGTTCGGATTGTTCTCCGATTAAGAAGTTATATATGTCTTTAATTAATTTCATTAAAAATCGGGATACTGTTTCTTATCACTATAGAAGTTTCTATTCAAACCATCCGTTCTTTGACTGATGTCTGTTTTAGAACCTACACTACCATTATCCTCACCTTTACCTTTTTCATCGCCGTCAGACAATGCATTAGGGTGGACAGATCCATAACCATTATTTAGGTCATATATATTTCTCGATTGATTATCAATACGAGTGTTGATGTCAGTTAAACCACCAACTTGACCATTATTTTCTCCCTTACCCTTTTCATCACCATCGGACAATGCGTTAGGGTGGTTAGAGTTATATCCATTTAAATCGTTATTGTATTTGTTTCTCGCCAATAGATCTCCACGAGTATTAATATCGGTTATACCCCCAACTTGACCGTTGTTATCTCCTTTACCTAATTCATCTCCGTCAGATATTGCATTAGGGTGGTTAACCCCGTATCCGTTGGATTCGTTATAAGTATTCCTTGCGACATTATCTATTCGAGTATTATTGTCGGTTAGTCCACCGACTTTTCCGTTATTATCCCCTTTACCTAATTCATCTCCGTCAGATATTGCATTAGGGTGGTTAACACCGTATCCCGTATTTTCATTATAGGTATTTCTTTTAATATGTTCTTGTCTTTGGTTAATATCGGTGAATGTTCCTATTTGACCCATATTCTCACCTCTACCATATTCGTCACCATCGGATATTGCGTTTGGATTCTCAACCCCATACCCATTATTAGGCCCATATTTATTTCTACCCATCGAATCAAGTCTGTTAGAAATATCACTCGATGAACCGATCTTACCATTATTCTCACCCTTACCTAATTCATCACCGTCAGACAATGCGTTAGGGTGGTTAGAGTCGTATCTTTTATTTCCTTGGTAGTTGTTTCTTGCTAATGCCTCGTTTCTAAACTGACCCGATATTTGATCTATTTGACTTGCCATTATAATAATCCTTTAATTCTTTCTATCTCTTCAAAAATCCCAAAAGATGAGATTGGTGTTACAGATGTTTTATCAGAATTAGACTTCATCATATTTGTTGGGATTGAGTAGTCTCTCTTCTTTTTTGTATGTTTTTTTAGGAAAGGATTTTTTCTGATATCATTAATTTGAGCAATATTGTTTGCTCTTTTTTGTGATGTCTTGTTGTTTTTGATCATTTGTCTCTCACCATTAAGAAAGGATTTCGCCCAATCTAACATTGGTTGTCCCCCCGCCAATTGAAATTGAGTTGAATTTGGGTCACCATTCTCGAGATCATGAATAATCCTTTTAATTTGGGCATAAGTAACGTTTTTAGTCCTCAATAGATTTTTAGCTCTTTGAGTCCCATCAATAGTTTTATCACTTAATGATGTGAATGTTTTATGTATTTGATTAAACACATCATCGGGGATTTTAAAAACTCTATCTTTAAGATCTTTATTCATTTCCCTCTATAAAATCTTTTATGTCTGATAATGTCAGATTGTTATTCTTTAATGTGTTTTTCAAAGACATTAATTGTCTTTTTATGATTGGGTTAATGTCTTTCTTACTATCATTTACAATATCCTTATCTTCACTTTTCTTTGAGAGGACTGTTTCGACATAATCCTTCATGAATTTTTTTGGGTTTTCAACTAACCTCACTTTATCTTCAGGTAACTTCTCATCATAACCCATATCCTCGAGTCGTTTCATAGCGTCATCGTGGGTTAACTTTAATGTTTTAGTGAAATGTTTGTATGCCTTTTTAAAATTTTCATCATCACCTAAAGTGTCGTCATACCCTAATGATTTACTCATATCGGTTTCTGCCCAATATCTTAGTGATGTGTGTGTTCCGTGTACCCCATGAGTACCTTGGGATCCACCCACCGCCTTGGCAGTCTTGTCTGTGGTCTTTTTTGATGTCGTTCCCTTAGCATGGAAATCGGTTGCCTTAGACCCTCTCTTGATGTTACCTTTCGCGTCTACGATTTCATCAACTTCCTTCTCTTCGTCCGTGACTTTATCGGGAATCTCGTCGTAGTTGGTGTCTTTTGAAAATTCACTTGCGTACTTTTCCCACTTCTTTTTTTCTTTTTTACTTAAACCCTTTTCGTTGGCTTTAGCATAGAAAAAACGCTGTTGTGCTTTAGACACAAATTTCTCTTCAATTACCTGTTTTAAAAAATTATTCATACAAAGTAGTTTAATTATAAATATCAAATGTTATGAAAGATATTTATTAGAATATGAATAGTCAGGATATTTTAAGAAATTTAGGTATAAGTTTGGATGTAGAACTTGATAACTCGGAGACGTATGACTACGAAATTGCGGGTTTTGATGGGGATTATGACCCTAAAGTCATTGATTTTACAAACCCGATTGGTTATGATATTGCGATTCAAAATAACCTGACGAATGATTCAATATTAAAGATTTGCGTTGAATTATGTGAGATTGATAACACACCTAACGACCCTAACTACATATATTCGGGAATAACCGAAACCATAAGATTCGAAGATTTTACAGAACATTTTAATATTGAAGATAGTGAGGGTAACATACTACATGCATATAAAAATTTCATTTTAAATAATGACGTATTCACTTATACGGGATATACGGGTGAGACACACTATTTTAAAGTATGTGGATATAAGGATTGTATAACACCATCCCCAACACCAACATCAACAGAACTACCGACAAGTACTCCGAACCCAACGGCAACGGAACAACCCACACCAATACCAACTGCCACACCGGCACCGACTCCTGATGCGACTCCCGTACCTACAAGTACACCACAACCAACGCCAAACCCAACATCAACTCAAACACCAAAACTCTCGGGGGTGGTCTCATCATTTAATCCGAATTCTAATAATCCGATCACACTTAATGAACTTATACGACCATTTGTTGAACAATCATACGGGACAATATATTCATTTATATGTGATAACGATATTAACCAAATTGTTTTTGACCTTACTAAAACAACAACAGGGAACCCTTCTCAAATCCCTAATATAGGTGATGTTATTACGAACATTAATGATAACACCCCTTATTCTAATGATAACTTATTACATTTTAAGCAAACTACTTTCGGTACGTTCAATACAATGACGGATTATAGGTGGATTACCACCGATGAAAGCGGGACCATAACCGATATTACTCAATTACCTCTTTGTCCGACACCGAATCCAACCGCAACACCTAATCCAACGGCAACAGAACAACCTACACCAATACCAACGGTAACACCTAATCCAACTGCGACGGAGAACCCAACGGCAACACCTGTTCCAACCTCAACAGAACAACCTACACCAATGCCAACGGTAACTGAACAACCAACACCAACACCGAACCCCACATCAACCCCCGAACCAACACCAAACCCGACGGCAACAGAGGTCTTAAATGACATCCCATTATCATTTAATTACAGTTTGGGAATGGGATCTTTATCTTGGAGTGGTTTAACCATTTCAGAGTTATCAGAAGCTACATGTAATGCGTTAGTGGGGAACTACATTATAAGTCAATATTATGGTACTTTAGGTGTGGGTACCCAATTCTACAATCCAAATAATATAGCAAGTAATCAAAGTTGGGTGACCAATCAATACTTTGGTACAAACAACGCACCTAACGGTATTTGGGTACAGGGTTCAACCGAATATATAATTGAAACTGATTTTAATGGTGTTGTAACAAGATACGAATCATTTAACGTGACATGTCCTTCACCTACATCGACACCTACACCCGAACCCACTTCAACACCACAACCAACCCCAATACCCACAGTAACAGAGAATCCAACCGCAACACCTAATCCAACGGCAACGGAACAACCTACACCAATGCCAACCGCAACAGAACCTCCAACCTCGACACCTCAACCAACATCAACGCCCGAACCCACACCAAACAGTAACGTTCAACTAAATTTTTACAATGATTTAAATGGTTTGACTGTTAGTCGCATTTATGTTAATACTAACGTATATGATACGGGAGATTTCCCAATGTCATCAAACGAAAATACAACACTAACGGGATTATCTCACACGAATGGTTTGGTTGGGTTACAAATTGTATATGATTTCCAAAGTCAAAATAGTCCTAAGAACATTTATGTGTATGTGGATGGTGAGTTGGATGTTACAACTTATACATCAACGGACATTACATTTACAATTGGTAATACGATTCCTGTACAGGACAATTCGATTATTACAGTTAGACAGTACAGTACTCCATTACCAACCTCAAGTCCTACTCCCGAACCAACATCTACCCCTATACCAACGTCAACACCTGAACCAACAGAAGTACTTGTACAGGACATAAATTTAATTTTCCAAATTAATAATGACGGTGGGGTTGATCCATGGTTAAGTGGTAGTTCAACCTATAGTGATGTTCAAAACCATTTATGTACTTACGGTGCTAATAATTGGAATGCCAATACAAGACAGACAACAGGTGACCCCAACAA